TTTTAGATTGTTGTTTTTTATTTTCATCTAAATCAGTTTCATTTTCGCCAGCATCCCAATTTGAATCAATCCAATTAAAAAACGATTCTTTTCTTTTTGGGGTTAATTCATCTGGACTCGACACACCCAATTTTTTAAGAGCAGCCTTGAAAAATTTCTGATATTCAGTTTCATCAGATTGTTTAGGGATAATTATTTCTTGACGAATGATATTTCTAATATATTCTCTAAGTTTATTTTCTTGTAATTTAGTCATTTTCTAACGCCCGTTTTTATATTTTCTAGATTCTAACAGTTTTTTTAATTTCATTTTTTTCTCACACAATTTATATTTCGCTTATAATTCTATTAATATGAGTTTCATCTGTTTCCATATACTTTTCATATGACGTTCTTCCTGATGCGAAATCATATGCATTATTTAAATAGCTTTCATATATGTCAACTAAAGCTTTATACTTATTTACTAAATTTTTTAATAAATTATAATCAATTTTAAGTTCAGGAATATCATATTGCTTATTCGGTTGTTTGTTAAAAGTAACTAAATTATTAAAATCGATTGATGAAGCTTTTTCAATTTTTTCTTTCAATTTTTTAATAGCATCATCTACTCTTTTATCTACAGTAGCAGTAATTTTTTTCGCTTTACTCTTTCTTCTAATTTCATCATAACGGTCTTGATTTTTATCTAAAATTTGTGATGCACTCATTAGTGCAGTTGCTCCTTGTTTTTGAGATGTTCTCTGTTGTTTTATATCAGTAGATGAATATTGATTCAAAACATCATAATCCAAAATTAGTGCCATTGCATTTAAATCTCTAGACAACGCTAATACAGATAATCCGCTTATAGGTCTCTCATAATTATCCGTTGCAGGTTTTCTTGTTAATAAATCATTATATCCATATAAAAAATTTCTTCCTCTGGTTATTAAAACTTTTCCCGGTGTTAAATAAGAACTTCTATCAAGTGTACCATATTTAGAATGTAACGGATATCTATATTTTGCAACTTGTTTTTGTGAAGAAAACCACAAAATTAAATATTTGTCACTATTCACATATTTTTTTATTGTGTCAGTTCCAGCCTCATCCAAATCAACCGCGGATTCTGGTATTTTGTCCCATTGAATTCCTGTTGGTAGTACATTTCCTTTTTCTAATTTTCTCAACTGTTCTACATATTTAGCTAGAGTACTACTTAAAAATGCTTCAATTAATAATTTTTTTAATTTCATTTCTTTTCCTTTCTTTACCGCATATAGATGTAGCTTTCTTAAGCTCATCAATCAACTGATAGATTTTCAACATAGCTATTAAATGATTTTCTTTTACATTTTTAGAACTTTTAATTCCATTAAGTTGATTATTGATTTCTTTTAATTTAATTTTTATAATATCATCTGAAACGTTATTAGATAAAACATTTATTTCTTTTTGCATTTTTGAAATTTTAGAATCTACATACTCTTTAAGGGAATTTACATTTGATACGTTATAGATATAATGTTTTAATAATTCTTTTTGTTCTATTGTTAGCTTATTAGCATATTTTTCATTAAATTTGTCTATAAGAATTTTAGATGTGAGCAATTTTATATCAGAATTTAGTTTATCAAATTCTTTCAGCATTTTTTCTTCTGCATTCATGGAACTTAATTCGCCTTTTAACATTGACTCAATAATAGCAAATTTGCTTTGAGTCAACTCCATAGGAGTAATATTTTCATTTATATTATTACTATATTCAAATAATTTATAAATTGATGCATATATAGAATAATTATCAATTTTAGAAGAAAAAAGCTTATCAACTGAAAAATGTTCACTGAGAGCTTTTATTATGTTATATTTTTCTCTCTTTAATTTAGAATTATTTAGTCTTTTTCTTGCTTCGATCACATTGTCGATAAAACTAGATGCTTTTGTTTCTGAACTAAATTTTTTCTTTAAAAGCAGATTATATAAATATAGCTCTTTTTTTAACTCAGAATCTTTTCCAAAAAATTCTTTTATAATTTTTATCGAAGGAGAGTCATCCTGTTTGTTTAAAATATCTGAAGTTATTTGTCTCGTTAAAGATTCAAAAAGTATTGCACTGTTTTTAATCTTATTGTGACGAATTTTTTTATTTAACATTTAAAAAATCCTTAAAATTATTTTCACAAATTCGAAAAATATAACCTCTTTTTCCATTTTTTATTTGATTTGCTAACTATTATATAAATATATAAATCTTGAAATTTCAATTAGATTTCATCAGAATTTAATCTATCACTTAAATTTGAATTCAAATTGACATCTTCGCCCAAAATCGATTTTAATTTAGAACCTTTTATGTATTTTTTTAAATCTTTTTTAATTTCATTGCTCAAACGACTTTTATTAATTTCAGGTTTTTTGTCTAAACCAACTTTTTTAGCATCTTTTTGACCAATTGGATCTCTTCCGAACGTATTAGAATCTTTTTTATAATTACTTCCAGTATCCACAGGTCTTCCAGCACCTTTTGAAAAATAATCATTCTGTTTTCCACCACTAATTTCTTTTCCAACAACTTCTATATCAGTAGGATCATCTTTGTCTCGTACTGTTCCACCGTCATCAACAACTTGACCGCTTTTAACGGGATCATTTCCCTGTTCGATAATTTGAATAAGTTGAAATTCATCTTTTGCATCTTTAATAACTTCTATCTTTTGTTCTTGAATTTCTTCATCTGTAAGTTCAAGAATTTTTTTATATATCCACTTTTTACCAAACATTCTTTGATTTTTAAGTGTGTCAACTAATTCAGCTCTATTTTTCCAAATTTCTATTTTTTCTTGTTCGTAGATTGTAGAAGGATTTGTTAATTGAAGTTTAAAATTAACCATAGATGCATCATCATATCCTTGAATGTAAAGATGCATTTGAGCTATTCTAGTTAATTCTGCTGCAATTATTTTTTGAATTCTTTCAATGGTGCGAGCAAAACGAATATCTTCAGCTGACAATGTAGCTTTTGACCCTAGACTTTCTTCATATCCAAGAAACGCTTTAGGTATTCTCAAAGCAGCCATAAGTTTATTTCTTAAATATTCAATATCTTCTATAGCATTATATTCAAGGCCATTTAATGTGTCTATTTTTGTACCATTATCGCTACCCCTTACTGGAATGTAAAAATCTTCAGTTATATTTTGCATATTATATTGAAGATTATAATCACCAGTCTTTGAATCAACGTAAGGCACTTTTTTAATTTGATTTATAATTTTTTGCATATACGCATCAGTTTCATTAGGGTGAATATTTCCAACATCAATTTGAAATATTCGTTTTTGAGGTGCTCTCATAATTCTATGTATCAACATAGCATCTTCCATAAGTGTTAATTGTTTCCAGATTCTTCTAGAAGATTCAATCATACTTTTGCCATAAGGGATAAAATTAGAATCATTTAATAATCTAAAATGAGCTACTTCATAATATTGCAATTCACCTTTCATATAAGGAGATTCCACTTTAAATTTTACAAAATGAGGGTTTTTAATATCATAATTTTCTAATCTCTGTACGTCGTAGACTGAAAGAGGGATGACATTTATAACTCCAAGTTTTTCAGTAATCTCTAATTTCATAAACCAGTCACCATATTTTACAAAATTTCTTACCCAATGTTGTAAATTAAATTCAATATTTAATATATCATAAAATAAATTATGCAAAATGTCTTTAATTTCGGAATCTTCCGTTAATATCTGAATCACTTCTCCAAATTGATTTTTAACAGTAGATTCTTCAGCATATAAATCTAATGCAGAAGCGATTATAGGATCTTGCTCCATCAACTCATAGTCGCGAAACATCATCATTCTTTGGACTTGAACATTCATACTTTGATTAAAGCCATAATTTCCCAACGATGAGTATAAGCCCATATATCTAGACGTTAAATAATTTGTTGCTAAATTACCTAATGTTTGAGAATTGTGCGTGTCAATAACTTTAATTTTTTTCCCACCAATATTTCTTACAATAATATCTTGAGAAAATAATTTTTTAAGCTTATAAAATATGTTTTGCTCAGGTTTTGCCATAAAAAAGCCTCATTCTTTTTTTATATATATAATTATATCCAACTTCTTAAATCTTCAGTTTCTCCAGATTTAATTGTCATATTATATGGATTTTGATAATTTTGGCTACTATCAAAAACTGGAGCTTGATTGTCTACTTTGAAATTATCTAATGTATATTTTGTTATTTCAATAGATTTAGATTTGATTCGTAATGCAACATCTCTAACCCAAACACCAATCGCTAGTGCCATTACAAGATCATCATTGTAACCATTAGCGTGTTCTGCTCTCCCACCCTTCCAAATAAACGTCTGTAATTGAGTAATAAGCCTACTCGAACGAATAGTTACTAAATCTTTTCTAAAAAATTCTTCCATTTTAGTAACAAAAAGAATTCTAGTAGGTTCGCTTGTAATAAATCCAGGAACCCTTCTCTTTTCCATTTTATTAATTTTATTTCTAAATACATTTTCTTCAACAATCTTTTGTTTTGTTTCTTCATCTGTATAATACAGATTTGCATAATTTCTATTTATTATAGTTTGAAGAACTGCCCATCCTGGACCATTATTTTCTACAACGATTAGAGCATCATTAAATTTTGTTCCAAATTCAACTAAAAGATTTCCAAACTCTGTTGTACCGATCTTTCCTTCATATTCTGCCACTTGTCTAACGTCTTCTAAATCTATAACATGGAATGTTGAAAAGTCTGACCCATCTCCTCTTGCAACATCGCTAACTATCATATATGATTTTCCAGGAGCTGGATATTCCCACATCCAAATATTTCTGTCAATTCCTGTGATTTCAATGGGTTCCATAACCTGATTTATTCTGTACCATTCTAGTTTTTCTCCATCAACAACTGTATTACCAGATGAAATAAATGAACCATCACATTCTTGAGATGCGAATCTTGGACCAAGTTCTGTATCTTGCTCATCTCTCCATTTTTGATCTCTTTCTGGATGCATTGTCCAATGCAACATTATAGCATTAAATGTATTTTGTTTATTTTCTGCTTGAGTGTATGTTTTATGAAACCAGTTACCCATACCGTTTGGTGTAGATAATACCACAATATCGCCACCTGTAGAAATAGTAGGCTGTAATGCTCCCCAAATTTCATTCATATTATCAATATGAGCGCATTCATCTACAATCAATAATGAAGCTGCTTCAGACCGTCCTGAATCTCCAGTACTTGTGCCTGCAACTATAACTGAACCATTTTCATAACTCTGACCAAGTTTGTTATCTTCAATGCATTTAACTTTTAACCAAGAAGGTAAATTTTTATGCATTAATCTAACTTTTGATATTAAATTTTTAGCAACGTCTTGTTTTGTAGCTATAACATATACAAATTTTCCAGGATTAAAAAGCATAAACCATAAAGCATATGCCGCAATTAAAGTAGAAATACCCATTTGGCGATTTTTGAGAATTATATTTCTTCCATTTTTTCTAAATTGTTCAAGTACTCTTTCTTGAAATGGATATAAAATAAAAGGTATTTTCCCTCGTATAGGATGATTTATCATACAATACTTTTTTATAAAATGTATTGGATTTACTGCACATTTTTTATATTCTTCTCTTATAATTGTTTTAAGAGATTGTTGTTTGCTCACAAACATTCTCCAAATTTTTGGTATTATAATATTCGTCTATCATATTGTCTAGTTGTTCTTGTGTTATATTACCTGCTAATAAATCTTCTAATTTCGGGATAACAAAATTCAATTCTTTAAGTTCGTTTTCAAAAAAACTTTTCGTTTCTTCATATGAATCGTCATTCCATTTTTCGCTACTACCGTCTTCATTAAAATATTCATGAGTTTTTTTAAGATTGTTATTTAAGTAATCTAAAATTTGTTCTTTTATATCTCTTGCGTATGCTAATTTATTTTCAATTATTTTTTTATTTTCATACAATTCCCAAGTACCTTTTATCCTCATTTCGGTTTCTTCTTTTACGACGCAATCAAAACATTTTCCTCTAAGTTTCATCATTTTTTCGTCAAGTCTTTTTTGAAGAAATAAAGACTTGCTGCAAACAGGACATGTATCTGGAATAAGTTTTTCTGTTATTTGGGAATATGTGTTTAATCCAATTTTCATGTAACGTTTTCCATCTTTAATCCACACTTCATATTCTTTTCCATGTTCTTTATGAACTTCATCTGTCTTTTTATATATTTTTGTAACAGGAACATATCCAGTAGAAATAACGGGTGTCTCGCCATTAAGAATAGACTGAATTCGTTTTGGGTAGATTTTACCCATAGGCGAAGAAGTTTTTCTCGTTATTTTTTCGTTTTTCATATTTTGCCTCTTTCAATTTTATTAATATAATCATCGTACGCCGATAAAAGATGTTTACATAGAAATTTTTTCATTTTAGGATTCATTATAATAGGATTTTTACCATTACTGTTTACAATTCTGCTTGCATTTGTTTTATGTAAAGAAGTTTCTAAATTAAATAGAAAATGATTGCAATCGCACCAAACAATTACATAATCAGTTTTTTTAGGATTTAAGTTTAAGCTACCTTTTTTTGTCATTGGTCTTATATAACAAGTGTGAGAATTTCCATTAGATATTGTAGTTGTAGTGTATAAAAATCTTCCCTGCTTTGTTATAGTATTTAGTTTTGCTAATACATCCGTACTTCTATTTTTAATTTTTTTTGGAGTTTGATTGTATAATTGCTCTATTGTCTTTTCTTCATTTACAGATTTATTTATTTTTTTTGATATTTTACTATATAAATAAAATGCAGATAGTTTAGGATATCCTATTTGGAAACAATCAATTTTTTCTTTTTTGAGATTTATGTGAGCTAAATATCTATGATGGCCATCAATTATATAAAAATCACTAGATATTATAATCGGATTTAGTTTTTTTCCTTTCTGAATTTCATTTGAAATATTTTCGACTTTTTGCTTATTTGCATCTTCTTGTATAGGAATAATTCTGTCTATATCTAAAGAAACAAATTGAAAACTAACACCTATTTCATTCATAATTAAAATTAAGTTATTAAAATCGGCGCTAGAAATTTGAGGCATATCAACTCTTTTAATCTCGTCTAAAATTATCAAATCCGCTATTCTAACGCCTATTTTATACATTTTGTCTCATTTTTATAATAAATATAAAGGTTTTATTTTTTCTTTAATTTCCATCATTTAAATTTTACTTTTAATTAGAAATTTTGTATATTTTATCTGAAATTATTTTATTATTTTTAAGAAGGATTAATCATGAAAAATGTAACAACATCAATTATAATTATTTTGTTTTTCTTAATAGGATGTTCCGATCCCGTGTCTGTTGATAATTTTGAAAAAAATAGTAAAGATAAAATTACTGTTGTCGGTGATACAGTTTTTGTTTTTATTGATAACAACAATATAATTGAAATTAAAGATCTGCATACTGTTTTTATGACTATCTCAGTCAAGTTTGAAAACTCAAATTTTAAATATTTAAATCTTTATGGAAAGCTTGAAAATAAGTTTATAAAATACAGTACTGTTAATTCAAATATAAAGAATAATTATTCTGTCTTTAATTGGAAATTATATAGAGCAGGAATCGATATTGGTAAAGTGGAATATATAATTACAGGTTCAAATGATTTAGAAATTACAAACGAAACTCATTTATTTTCTATTGTATATTACTCAAAACTATATTAAACTATAGTAACGTCGGTAATAATACCATTAGTAACTGTTACAAATCTATCAAAAAACACACCGTCAGAAGAAGCATAAAATCCCCCCGAAGACAAGCCTCCGCCAAGACCCAATGCGGTTCTGGCGGTAGCGGCGGTGTTTGCTCCTGTGCCACCTCTTGGAATACTCAACTGTCCAGAAGTCACAATAATTAATCTGCTGTTCATATTTTATCAAAACAGAGTCCTGCGCCATCGCAGATATTGAGATAAATAAAAAAAAGATAAATAGTTTTTTCATATAAAGTCCTTTAATATACCAAAACATAATGTACTGTAGCGCCAAACGTTATCGGGAATATACTAATAGCCTGTGTTGCCGCACCCCCCGGTGTTGTAGCAACATATAAAGTTGTTGCCGTAGCACTTCCCCAGGGATTGCCGCTAATTCCTGTCCCCCCATAATTCGTCCCGACTATACCAGTTATATCGTCTGCATCGTGTGTATGAGATGTTAAAGCAAATCCAGTTATTGTTCCGGAAGTATACAATCCATTTTTAAATACAAGTCCATTAAATATTGCAGTTAAACCATCTGTACCGTCACTAGATCTAAACGAATTAGCCTGGAAAGTATCATCTGTTATAAGTAAATTAGCACCACCTCTATATAAATTAGTGTCAATACTTGGGCTCAATGCGTTACTACTCCATTCTATTCCATTAAAACTAGAATCAATGCGCATTCTTACAAAATTTTGTTGAACTTCTTTAGAATCATACAAAGTCATTAATCCTTCTTCTAAAGAAAAATTTAAAGTTCGAGTACCGCTTGGATAGATACCAATTTCGAAATTTCTATTAAGTTGAAATAATACACTTTCACCCACAGTAGGAGAAAAAATTGAAAACACTTTAGCAGATGCATTATCATATAAATTAAATGTACCTCTTCCAGCTTCTTGAAGTAATTCAATTCTTCCGCCAGCAGCAGCAGTCTTTATTACACTGCCAACAATAGTACTACCGCTTATATTACTACCGCTTATAGCTCCTCCAATTATTTTACTTGAAGGCGACGAAGAAGATATACTATTTGAAGTTATAAACCAATTTGCAATTGTTGCACCTGCATTAGTAAAACTATAATATTGTCCATTTAATCCGCTAAATAATCTTCCGTTTGGTCCTATTTCCACTTCTCCTAAAAACGAACCAGTTTTTGCATGAACTGAACCTTCAAAATATCCATCTTTTGTATATATGCCATATAGTGAACCTGAATGCCCGTATGTAAAACTAGATGCCAATCCACTTAAATCACCAAGTCTAGCTTTTAAGTCTAAATCATTTATTCCTGTTCCTGTTCTTTCTATTACATCTATAAATGGAGTAAATGCATTATTTGGAAATGCGCTGATTTTTACAAAACCAGAACCAACTCTACCAGTCGAAACTATAACTTGACCAGCTTCGTAAGAAGAAGCAGCAGATGCAGTATATCCCGTATAAGGAACGGATGTGCCGTTTGAATATCCTCTCTGGACAAATAGAGTTCCTTTATTTATTCCATTAGAAGCAGAAATAACTAATACATATTCCGAACTAAATCCAGTTGTATTAACTTTTTTAATCAATAAAATTTCATTTGGTACAAAACCTGATGCGTTATTTACTGTCCAAGTTGTTTGAGAATTACTTACACTTTCACTAAGGACTGTTGAGTTCGCTACCCATAATTCACCACCAACAACGTTAACTGTCTCTTTTTCGAAAACAGTTGTCGATAAAGTTCCTCTAATTCTTGCATTTTCAAATTCAGCATAACCATTTCCACCAGCAGTTAATAACCAACCTCTCAAACCAGATTGAAAATCCGATGTTCTAATTGTACCATCACTATGAAGAACTAAATTTGAACCAGATAAATGTTGATCTCCAATATCCCATCCACCAATCTGTCCTCTTTTTGCATAAATCGAACCGCTTAGCAACATGTTAGAAGCAGTTACGTCGCCAACTGCTGTTACTTTGAAGTTTGGACTATAAATAAAAATGTCGTCGCCAACTGCAGCTCCAGCAATAAAAAATTGTTGCCCAGCTAAGTACGTTGAATTTATAGTAAAACCACCTATTTTACCTTCCGACGCATATATTGTGCCAGACACAAACACAGCTCCATCTATAGGATCTATTTTAAATTTGGATGAAGATATTTCACCAGAAGAACTAATCAATAAATTATTTCCAGTTAATTTAAAATCATTAGACTGTAAAATAATTCCAGACGTATCTGATAAAAAATATGAATTGTTATTTCCAAATCTAGTTTTACCAGAATCGTACCAATAGTTAAATGAATTTAAAAATATTCCGTTATTAGTTCCATCTACGTTTATACCAAATTTCATTTCACCAACATGAACAACGCCTGTGAAAGTACCAGTTACTGCATTTATTGCTCCACTTATAAAAGCATTCTCAGTATATAAACCATATCCAGGATCTGTCTTTCCAAATAATGCAGCCGGACTCATTCCGCTTAGATCTCCAAGTCTTGCTCTAAGTTTTAAATCATATACTCCACTACCAGTTCTTTCTATCACATCAATATAAGGAGTTGTATAATCACTTGGATTTGCATTCAATCTAATATAACCTGAGCCAACTCTACCAGTTGAAACTATAGGCTGTCCAGGTCTATATGAATGTAATGTAATAGTAGCAGCTACTCGTCTATCTGTTAAACTTCCAGAAACTTTATCAACATAACCCTGCACAGGCGTGGTGCCGCCGCCGTAATTACGTGTGACAAAAATCTTTCCATTCAAATTTATAGGATCATCAACCGATGAAGAATTTATTCTTATATATTCTACCGAAAATCCAGTTGAATTAAGTTTTTTTACCATTGCGATTTCACCAACAAACCAACCAGATGCATTTTCTACACTCCACGTATTGGCAGTTGCAAACACTGCTGTACCACTAACAACAGTTGCATTTGAAACCCACAAATGGCCCCCAACCGAATTTATACTTTCATTTAAAAATACGGATGTTGCTAAAGTACCTCTAATTCTTGCATTTTCAAGCTCAATATATCCATTGTCTTCTGATGATAAAATCCACCCTTGTAAATTAGAAATATAATCAGCAGTTTTAATAACACCATCGCTATGTAATTCTAAATTTGAACTCGTAAGAGATGATGAAGTTATTAACCAACCTCCAATTCTACCGATGCTTGAACTTAATATACCAGAAAAGAATCCGTCTGTAGCATACACTGAACCAGAAATTTTTAAATAAGCATCATTAGAATCTGCTCTAAATACTAATGAACCTGAACCAGGGCCTGCATGTAACTCTAATCCAATACCACTATAATTATTTGAAGAATAGGGAAGAATAGAACCAGAATAAATAAGAAATCCTTGACCAATACCGGCTTCCGCTTCATTAAAGCCGTGATAACCAACAGAGCGGATAAATGTACCATCTGACTTTCCATATATATGAATTCCTTTATTTACTCCATCTCCAACAAATAAAGAACCTGACATTATATTATCGTCATCTTCAATATAAGTTGGCATATTTTTAAATAATACTGGATCACCATTGTATGACGATCTATCTGCTCTAAATCCAGCTTCTGATATATAATCAACTTTAAATACCAGCGCATCATTTCTTTTTCTGCTTTGAACTGGAAATATTATCGAACTTTCGTCTGGATGAAATCCGTTATCATATGCAGACTCTAGTGATAGATCTGATATATACCATTCACCATCAGTCACTTTAAATAAAAGTGTACCAACCCCATCATCATCCGATATAAAATTAAATTCTCTAGAACCAAAATTCATATCACCGTCTGCAGATAATTCACCTATTTTTTTGCCAAAATTATTACCAGAGGTGTCGAACGCACTTCCAGACATATAAATTTCCATCTTAATATTTGTAGAATTCGATTCTTTTACAGCAAATGTACCTTTAAAAGAATATTCATGATTTCTTGGAAACATATGTTCGTTTTTATAATATATTAGATAATTACTATCTCCATTAAATTTTATTGCATTAAATAGATGATTGTTGTCATGCTCATATGATATTTTGTTTTTAAATAATTTAAAAGTTTGATCTTGAAGAGGCTGAGGTATAATAGCTGATGACGAAGGAATCCACAATGCATATCCATCTTCATAAGAACCAGATAATTTGACTCTCCAAGAAATGTAATTATTGGCCATACTTAGCGAATAATCGCCTTTCATATATAAATGATAAACAGAACTACTTTCTACAACAGACGGATTATTAAATAAAAAACTATGCCAACTTTCATTAGAACCAGTCAACACAGTAGCCGCATTCATCATTTCAGAAGTTGCAATACGAGTTCCAGGAACAGAAGCTGAATCTGTCCAAATTTCTAACCAAATATTTCCAACAGGATCTCCAAATCTACGTATATTAACGTCTGCTCTATCTATAATACTATTATCGGGTACTTTAAACTGTTGAGAATAATGATAAAACGACTCATTGTATCTCAAAATTCTTCCAGTGTCTGACTCTGTTTGTTCTGTTAACAAATTGTAGTTTTGAGAACTAGAAATATCTATCGGTTTTATTGTCCAATAATCTCTAAAAATTCCCACATCAATGAATTTACCAGCGTCGACTGGTAAGTTATTTGTTGAAACTTCTAACAATCTTATATTATCAAGAGGAATTTCTCCCACATATGTATAATTATTTGATTCTAACAAACTTCGATAAAAAATTCTTAATGAAGAAATTTTTCCAGAAAACGTTCTAAGATTATATAAATCAATTTTTGCAAATGAGGATGAAAAAACTGTATCAGAACCCGTTATAGTAGAAAAATATTCTATTTTATATTCAGAACTAGTAAAATTAGATATTACATTTTCCTTAGCTGTGTTTGTTACAGTAAAGGGAGGGTCAACAATTGCAGTTGTTGTATTTCTTATAGATTTTATAGAGGCAGTATAAGGTAAGTCACCTACTCCATGAAGTCGAACATTTTTTGCTCTCCAATTTGGTTTTGGAACATATACAACACCACCTATCATATCATTAGAAAAAGAGCCAGTTGTTAAAATAATTTCATATACAGTTTTTGGTTCAGCTGTTCTTTTTCCAGAAGTTACTTCTAATGTTCCAGCAGCTAACAAATCAGAACGATCATCTACTCTGTTTGTAGTATAAGCAATCCTATCTTTGAAGTCTCTAGAAACGACGCTAACAACATTTTTTCCGTCAAGTAAACTCTGACTATAAATTTGTTTTGAAATTCCAAAATCACTTTTAACAACAAAATTTTTAAAAATTTCATAAACTGAAATTATAGGATTTTTTTCAAATCTTATAGGAGAATTATTTACAAGATACGGATTTAAAACAATTTTTTGTTGAGTTCTTACATTATACGTACCTTTCCAATCGTCTGGAACGTTTTTCAACTCTCCCATTATTGTTAATATAGCTTCTCCAATTGGTGTATCTTCATAAACCCAAATAGAAACAGCTCTACCAGCAGATTCTAAATAAAATGGTATTTCATGATAAACTACATTTCCTTCTACATCTAAAATTTCAATTTTTAAATCAGTTTCTTGTTTTAATAAATCAGATCCCAATATAATAAAATACGTTTTTCCACTAGGAAAAACAGATGGAATATTTATTATTCTAAAAATTGAATTGTCTGTGTCTTCTTTATAAATCGGAAAGGTATGTAAACCCTGATAATGTATTTTCTTTTTTATTATCGCCATGATTTCTCTATTTAAAATTCTTAATAATAAATATACAAAATTGACGAAAAATCAACTTTTTTAATTTAGGTATGAAATATACGAAAACCCATCTATATTTTTAATATCAATAAAAGAACTTGCAACGTCTTTTATTTGCTGAATGTGAGAAATAATAACTAAAAATTCAAATTGAGTTTTAAGATAATCAACCAACATTGATACCGAATTTATATTATCACCATCAAAATTTCCCCAACCTTCATCAATTATTAAAAAATTAGCTCTTGGAAGATTTGAAATCTTAGTTAAAGCAATTCTTAACGATAATGCAGACACAAATTTTTCCCACCCACTAGTAAGTTCAATTGGCCAATAATTTTCATCCCCATAACAAATTTTTATATTAATATTTTTATATTCATCTAATTCAATTTTTTGAGTAAAATCTACAAATTGACATAGCGTATTATTAACTTCAGTCTCTAACATTGGAGCTATTTTTGAAATAAGTTCAAAAGGTAAACCATCTCTCTTAACAGCTTCTAAATAAAGTTTGTATGCTTCAATTTCTGAACTCAATTCTATTATCTTATTAATATTTTTTTTTATTTCTTCAATCCTATTTTCTAAAACTTTCATTTCGCCATATATCGTTTTTGATTTATTCATAATTTGTTTTTGTAATAATAAATGTTGAGAAACTTGCGTTGACATAAAATCAACATCTTCCATTATTTGCTTATTAAATTCAATATTTTCTTTTTGTTCGTAATACATTGAAATTTTTTCATTTATATCTTTAATTTTTGTTTCTATTTTGTTTAATTTAATTTCATATGTTTTCTTTTCATTATCAGTTTTTAATATAGCATTCTCACCTTTAATCTTTTTATTCACTATTTCAGAATATTTTTTATATTCATCTTTTAAAAATTCTTTTGACTTTATTATCTCAAAAAAAGCTTCTTGTTTTTTTAATAAAATTTCTGCAGTTATTTTGTCTTCTTCTAAAAGCTTTTTTGTGTTTATTGCATCTTTGACAAATATATTGTTCATACAAAATTTACAGTTTTCGTCATACTCTAATTTTTCAAGTTTTTCCATTTTTTCTAATTTATATTTTACACTTACTTTTAATTTATCTATTTCGTTTTCAAGATTCTTTAAATCAGTTCTTAACTCATCTAATTCTTCTATCATATTTTTTATTCCAATATGCTCATATAAAGAAGAATTAACATTTAGTTCATCAATCATTTTAGCGATTAAAGAATAATTTTCGTCGCAATCTAAAATTTTTTCTTCAATTATTTTTTTTTCATTTTCGACAGTAATTAATTCCTGGTTTAGTTTACTAATATCTAGAGTCATAGGAATTTTTATAAGTTTAGATTTTAACTCATTTATTTCAGATTTTAAAATATTTATATTTTCTTCTAATTCTTTTTCTTCATTTTGCGTTTTTATATATTCGTTTTTATTTTCGTCATATAATCTATTTTTTTCATCTAAATCTTCTATCCAGTTTATTTTTTCTAAATTTTTTAATAATATTATAGAATCCTTAATGTCTTTAGATGCCGCGTCTTCTAAAAAATCAAATATTTGAAGACCTAAAAATTTTATAAGTATGTCTTTTCTTCCAGAATTTCCTTTTGAAATATAACCTTTATTGTTTTCTTGGAGACTAATAGAAGTTAAAATAAAATCATCAAATGAACCAATAATTTGTCTAATTTTGTCGTTCGTTTTAAATCTATTTTCTCCATTAAGATTAATTTCTTCACCGTTTCTATTATAAGTCAAAAAATTTACTTTATAGGTACCCGAACCCGTTTTAGACTTTTTGAATTTTCTTTCAATTATGAACTTTTCTCCACTTAAAATAAATTCTAATTTACAATAAAAATTATTACTTTTATTGTTAAGAATTTCACTTGGAGTTGCATCTCTAGAGCATTTATCAAAAAGACAAAAAATAATACTGTCTAATAACGAACTCTTTCCGGATGCATTTGGAGCAAATAATCCAATAACATCTTTCATACTACTAAAATCAATTACATTATTTTCACCATAAGAAAACATATTAGACCATTCAAATCTTACAGGATTCCATCTAACATTTCTTACTTGATCTTCAAATATAATTTTTTTATTTATATTTTCGCCAATAAAAAAAATCTTTGTTTTTAACTCATCTGATATTTCATATTTTGACTGTATATAGTTTATTATAAGTTCGTTTTGATATTTTACATTTTTTAAATCACCCAATTCGATATTAGATTTAGAAGAATATGTATCATTAAATTTATTTATAACCGAATAAACTACTTCTAGTGGTTTGTATTTAGACTTTATTTCATTTATAATACTTTTTGTTTCTTCTTCATTTTTTTCATAAATTTTTAATCTTAATCTACATTTTTTTGGAATAAAACTTAGATCAGGAATTGAATCTTTTATATCAACAGTATAATAACCATAATCATTTTTTACTTTAATAAATTTACTTTTTTTAGTTTTAACGTTCCATTTCAAATACCCGTGAACAAGTTCTTCACCATAATTTTGCTGAATTAAACTACCTGGATAAGCAACTGTTTTATTTGCATCTAAAAACTGTCGTTTGTGAATATCTCCCAATAAAGTTAAATCAAAACCGTCGAATTGATCCACATCTATATTTGTATTAAATTTATAATTAAATTCATTAACTGCATTTGTGATAGGACCGTGAAAAAGTGCAATTTTGTTTTCTAAATCTTTTACTTCTTCAAATGTTATGTAATTTTGTCTGTCATCAAAAACAGACATATGGATAAAATTTAGATTTCCATATTTAAAAATACCAGACTCTTTCAAATAAAACAGATTGTCATTCAAAATATTTTTTATAATTGGAGTTATTGCATCCATTCTACTTGTGTTTGATAAATTTGCGTCGTGATTACCTGGAATTACTATAGTAGGAAGAATAGAACTAAGATTTTTTAAAAAATCTGATGTTATCATAATAAGTTCTGGACTCATTTCTGTTTTTGCGTGAACTATATCCCCCGCAACAACAATAATAGATTCACCATCAATACTATCTTTTATTGAAGAATATAAATTATTAAAAACTTCATTATATTCTTGGTGTCTTTTATAAGGTCGTATGTGGATATCAGCTATATGAATTATAGTTTCGACATTACTTTTGTTGTTCAATACAATCATTTAAACCCACCCTTTATTTAATTTATAAGTTATTAAATCTTTAAAGGAAACTGGAATCGAATTTTTATATAATTCTATAAATTTTTTAAATCCTAGTTTTGAAGGATCTTTTTCATCCATTTTTATTAAATTTACAGAAATGTCTTTTTGAAAAAAATATTCAATATATTTTATAGAAGTACCAATTGCATCTTTATCCAAAGCGAGAAATATTTCTTTTACATTGTTTTCGATTATTTTTCTTTTTATTACTTTTAACGATTGACCTAAAAGCGGAATAGCGTTTCTCCGTGCAGCTATTGCGTCAAACGCACCTTCTACTAATATAACAGGTAAACTCCAATTGATCATCATCTCAAACATTATTAAACCTTCGTTAGGTACTGGAGGATTTAAATATGGAGGTTTTGCACCATAATAACTTCTAGCAACAAAATAGTTTAGATTTGAATCTTTGTCGTAAGATGGAATAATTATTCTACCAGAAAATTTTCCCGAACCACAATAGCCTATATTGTATTTAATGATATCATCAAATACTAACCCTCTGTCTTTTATCAAATAATTAATTGCATTTTTATATTCAAGAGAATTTGATGATTCAGCAAGCGATTTAAATTCTTTTGGCAAACATATATATTTTTTAATTTCTAGTTTATTGAAAAATAAATTATCAAAATTTATTTTAACAGAACTCTGTATTATTTTTTTTACTTTTTCAATAGTCTCAGATGACGCCTGTAATTTTATTAATAAAGAAATTAAATTCTTACCCTTCATTGAGTTTTTATCTGCACAATTCCAGCAATTCCATTTTCCAAATCGTTTTTTGTCATCAGATAAGTTTATATTTAATTTTTTTTTGTGATGTTCTAATTTACATATAGGACACCAAAATGATATATTACCGTCTTGGTATAGATTGGCTTTTTGAGAAAGTAGCTTTTCAAATATTTTTACTAATTCGTAGTTCACTTAAAAATGTAACCATATTTTTTTATAAATATTGTATTAAATTCATTTTTTACATTTAAATCTTGGTTGATGGGAGTTTATATAATAAGTTTATTAATATTCCAAATTCAATTACACAATATATATTACGCAGCCTTCTAAATATTATTAATGGATTTTTTTTTGATAAATCAGACTCTGCTTGTTCTATTGCTTCCCAAATATTAAAACGTTCTTTATTTATACTGATAATTTTAAATTCGTCATTTACGTTTACATTACTTAATAAACCTAAAAGTGTTTCATATATAATTATTGAATATATTTTACTTCTATTTTTTTTTATAATAAGCAAGGGTTCTAAACTTTCATTTGAATTATATTCTGCTTGATTCAAGCTTTCATTTAAATTTAATTTTTCTTGATTTTTACATTCAATAGAAAATTTTATTATTTTTTGAGCAAATGGGGAAAGTATAATATCTCTGCCTGGCTGACCCATTCCATTGCTTTCTATATCTCCGTCCATTAATCCTAAATGTGATGTATGTTTTCTAAGCAAGTTTCTAACAGTTTGCTGAAGTTTACGACCTTTTGCTTTTGCGCTTCTTATATTCATGGTATTTTTTCCGTGATATTTTTCGTTTTTCGTTTGCAATTTGTTATCTTATATCCAAATTTCCTCAATCCTTCGCTGGGCGTGTTTCATTAACTTCTCTTTCTATTAAATGGAGTTACTCTTTTCGATTTTGTGAACTTTACTTTTTTTCTGTAGGATTTATTATTAGTAATATCATAATTATATTTAGAACTCAATTCGTTTGCAATTTGTTTCATTCTCTTTATATCATCAGGACCTGCGAAAGACTTATTATTTAATGTTTCATATTCATCTACAAGTTTTTGTAAATCATTTATATTTTCATTTAAACCTAATTCAGAACTCGTCATTTTAATTGAATTTATTAAATAATTCTTTGCTGTTTGAATCACATCGTCAAGTCTTTCTTGTTCTTCTTTAGGATTATGTTTCATTCCATATTCTATTTGGGCTTTTCTAGATTTTTTAGCTTTTTCTACAGCTTTGTCAAATGAGTCACCCCTCAAAACAAATTGAATAATAGATCCTACGAAACTATTTTTATACGTAGATGCATATGATTTATTTTCTAATATTTTTTTTAATTTTATCATACGTGTCTCCAAACGTTACCGTCTTTATTAACAGTTGTTATCTTAGTTTTTCCTCTTCCGCCAAGAGTTTCAATTTCAGTAGAACAAATTGATAAAATTCGGTTCCTTCAGGAGAAGTTACTACATCATTAAATTTTAAGTTTTTAATTCCTATAGTAGAAACTTTGCCTTATTAATAATTTCTTTTTCAGTCATATCTAAATTTTCCTAAAAATCAAATCTCAATAAAAAAGACATGTCCAAATAATCATCTTTCTGTATCGCTCTTGGGAATTTACCAACTGCTAATAATTCATTGTTATCGTCATATAAACCAATTGATGTTATAAAAGGTCTTGTAATCGAACCTGAAATTATACCAAGATAGCAAGTACTCTCGGATTCAAATGCGGTTGGATTTGTAGGAAAATTAAATTCAGATTCCAAAACTGTACATAAAACTTCATATTCATAAATTTTGTGAATTCCTTTAAGTGAAACTTCAAATGAATTAGTTAAATTTTGATATAACGATCCCGTATGAGTTATTATAACTTGACCCAATTCATAAAAAATATTTCCTATATACGTATTCGTTCCACTAACTTTTAGATTATAATTTTTATCATCTACTATTGTAACAGAACCGCTAACAAGTGAAAACGTACCTTGTTTTATTCCTTCACCTATAACGATAGTAGGGATATTTAAAACTTTCACGTCTGTTGTTATACTTCTAGTTACAAATGCTAATTTGTGTAATGAAATATATTGATTATCAATAGGATCTAATGCAGAATTTTCATTATAATCAGAATAAAATAAGTGTTTTATAGAGTTAAAAATAAGTCGTTTATATGTACCATCAGAATTAACATCACCATTATAATCAAATGTGCCGCTACCAGATACACCATGCTGTAATACAATTCCATAACTCGATATGTTGGATTGATTAAAATTCCATGTTTTGTTTACCGTAAATTCTCTAATAGTAACGTCGCTTTTATCAAGAGTTTTTAACATTTACAGTTCCTTTTTTTAAATAACGTTCTTAAAAGTCCAATCTGATTTTTATAGAACATTCAGAAGAGAAGCTTTTTGGCACTGGTTGACTTAATTTTGCAACAGCTAATAGTTCGTTATCATTATTATATAATCCTACAGACGTTATAAATGTTTTTGGATCAGTTATAAAATCAACATGTAATACGCTTCCATCAGAAGCAGTATAAAACGTTGGATTTGTACTATAATTATAATCCTTATTTTTCACTCTAACAAAATAATGAGTAGAAGAAATAACTTCTTCACTTCTTGCCTGAAAAAGTCCTGCAGATTTTATTCGATCAAAGAATTTTCCAGCATTGTCTTTGTAAGTATCACTTCCAGTATTATATGTAAAAGTGGCAAAAGAATTAATTTTTCCTGGAGCCAAAACTATAATTCCATAATCTGGATAACATAATCCATATGAAGCACTACCTACTGTTCCACCTAAAATTGTTCCGGACACTACATTTAAAACTCTACCTATCGAAGTCACATTAGTATCTTGAGAGTCTTTACTGTCATCTATTAAATTTAAAGTTTTTCCATTTAAGCCTAAAACATTAAGTTGCCAATTACCGGCATCCAACTTTTGTTTTAAATTTGAGCGATTAAAAGTTATAGCAACTATATCATTTAATTGAGTATTATCAGATAAAGTGAATTTTGAAGATTGATCGTCTAATAATAAATTTCTATATTGACTATAAATTGCTTTAGATGGATATTCAAGATCAGCAGCTAATGAACCACTACCTTCATTATGACCATATGCAATAGAAAATTCTATCTGTGCACTAGATGTTATGACAGATGCATATACATCATGATAAAACTTCCCGACACTGTCGATAGTAGCTGTTTGTAGCGATGATGTAAAAAATGTAGTCATCGTACCTATATTTCCAGAAAATAAACCAAAGGTAACTCTGCTAGGTACATCTGTTATTATATCATTTTCTTGATCAAATGAAGTAAAAGTATTATTTGTAGACATTTTATAAATTCTCCTTATCCTCTTGCACCATGACTAATTGATATTGGAATAGTTATACTTCCACCAGCCTCGTTACCTGTAATCGTAATAGCAGTTGATTTTGGTCCACCTGATGGTGATACAAATTTTGCAGTGAGTAAGAATGATTTACCGATAAGCGAAACTCCTGGCTGTACAGAATCTTCAGAAACGGAAGTTCTTTGTGCTATTTGTGTAGTTATACCAGAAGTAGTTCCATCAAGATTTGTTATTTGTTTTGTAGCACCAATTCCCTCTTGAACTGAAAGTTGTACATATGTCGGATCGTGTAATGTTGCAGTATATCCTAACATAGAATTAAGACCATTTACAGTTTGTGGTGTTAGAACTTGTGTACCAGCTGGTCTATTAGCATTTGGCCATGGGCCTTTTAAAGCTACGCTTGTCAAACCTAAAATAATAAGCGGCACTTGTGCAGTATTTTTTGGTAGCGTTACTAGTTTATATTTCATCACCTTACTGCCATCAGGGATCGCTTCGAGTATTGGCAGATTTAAAATTGCAGAAGCATAATAGTCTGACCCTGATGGGTGAGCTCTATCATAAAGTCGGTAATCTATTTCGTCATCTGCTAGAGCAAATTTAGAAACTCTAAATAATCCTTTTGAAAATAACTCTCTACCTCTTTTAGTAAGAATGGCATCAACAGTTACGCCATCATTATTTAAATAACTCATTTAATACTTCTCCTTTTTTTATTCTACTTGTAATTTTGCTCTACCATCATCTCTAACAATAAGTCTATTTGGATTAGTTTCCCAAACTTCAATAGGAGACTTTTTATCTATTGTAGTAGAATCAGTATTTAAACAACCTGTATATTTTATTCGTTTTTCCCAAGTTCCAAATAAATTATATCTTATATAATGATTCTTGTTATAACCTTCAGTAAAAGAATATGACTGAATTTCAGTAAATCTTATTTTTAAACCGCCGCTTTCAAAATATTCATAATTTGTATCAAAATCAACTATGGGCATAATTGTTTCAGTAATATCTCCATTAAAACCATAATTATTCGAATTATCGATTATACTATAAATATTAGATTTTGAAAAATTATTACCGCTAATTTTAATATTATCGTTTATATCATAAATTACTGAAAGATTTTGAACACTTGCAGTAAGAGGAATATTGTCATATGTTTTTATTGTAACTTCTTTTTTATCTAAAACTATTTCAGGTTTATTAAACTTTACTTTAGGTCTTTCTAAAATTGTTGGTTCAAACAATAAACCTAAAACCGGTTTACTTCTTGCAGGAAGTAAATCTCTTATATTATCGAAAAGAGATTTATCATAATTTTTTATATAATTTACATAATCTTTAATAGAAATTCTTCTATAAGAAACTGCCCAATATATCTTATTTAAATCTTTTAATAAACTATAAGAATCTCTATAATAATCAGATGGATCTCCAATTAAAATACTATGATCAGAGATTGCCACTGATTTTATAATGTCTTCATCTACTGGTGCGTTTGGAGAAAAGAAAATTCCTATTTTATTAGAATCAATATCTATATTATCATAAGGATCATTTTCAACTATTTCGAAAGGAGAAAGATTTGTTCTCAAAGAAGAACTTACAATTCTAACTTTATTAGAAGAAAATCTCTGAGATCCTATATTAAGAGAATGAGCTTCACTCTCATATTCATAATTTAAATAACTGTATGGAAACGTGTTTTCATTTGGCCAATTACTCATAGTGATGTTTGAAACTGAATATTTTCCTAGTGGTGCTTCATTAATCAATCCTGAATGTAAAGAAGCACTTACGTGATTTTTTGGGTTATCAAATGAAAATCTTAACAATAAATCGTTATATGAAGATGTAACATCGTTGCCAATTATCGATTGAGGAAACTTAACGTGCGAATCAATTGTAGAATTAGATAATGGTACGTCCCATAATCTAAATTCATCTATACTTCCACTAAATTTTTTTTCATACGAACCATCTCCAGCAATATACAAATTAGACGAACTTACCCAACCGACATTCTGACTAGCTGATATATCTAAACTTGTACTAACTGCATAATAAATTGATCCATACATATATTTTTTAGCATATAAATTATATGTTTGAGATATAAATGCATCTGACGAAATTTGTCTCTGCAAAACAACAGAAGTAAATTTTCCATCAAACATTGGCATTTCAGATGTTGTAGCAGAAGTATAAATAGTAGAAGTTAATAGTTGAAATCTCAGTTTACCTTTGTCTCCACCAGTAGAAATTATCTGAATTGACCACAATCCTTTAGAATCTACAATAGACATTTCTTCTAAATGTGTATAACTACTTGCAGTAGATTGAAATCTAAACTCTATAGTATTTGGATATCTTCCTAACGTAGATTGACTCCAAGGTATTTTAATATATTGATTTCCATAAAAATTAATAGCATATGAAAAATTATCAAATTTATATTCATTAAGTATATTTAAATCAGGATCTGGATCAGGACCACCGTATTCTTTAACTCTAAGTATTGTAGATGGGATTCCATAACACGTTAACAACGCTTTTATCCCTTTAATGCTGCCTTTTGTTTTATACATATATGGAAGATTATTTAGAATTCTTTTCCATATCTCAAGAGTAACATCTCTTAAAGCTAAATTTTTATCACCATTTGAATATTCCGCCATTTACAAATCCTTACATAGAAAAATCATGAATAGAACCTGATTTTATAACAAATTCAGATAAAGTTTTTAATGCATGTCCACTAAATAAATTATATCCAGAATTATTAATCGAATCTAATATTAAATCTTTAGCAATTCCTTCTCCAATAGAGTTTTCATATTTATAAATATATGTCATATGTTTAATATAATTAAAAATTATATCATATTGATGAGCAACCATATTTATTGTTTTTTCATAATCTTTATTTAATATATCTAATTTTATTTCTAAAGGTATAAAATTAACAAGAGCATTAATATTATTATTATCAAATAAACTAGCAGTCTGAAGTTGTTTATTATACCACTCTATTGCTTCGCTCGATGTTACAGAATATAAAGTATAAGGTTTTTCAAAATTTCTTTTTGGCCATGTAACATTTTCATATTCGCCAATAGAACTACTAATATATGATGCACTTTCAAAATATAAATATTTTTCATAGCCATCCAGTCCATCAATAATTTTTCTTTTATTTAATTTGTAAGTTTGAATACTTGAAGAAATTTCAGCAGTATGCATAGCGCTTGCACTAATATTTATTAATTCATATATTTTTCTATTATTAAATTCAATAGAATATAATTTATTTTTGAAATTCTTTAATCTTTCTGTAGCAGAACTAAAATTAATAAAATTTTCAAATTTTCGATAATCTATGTTTAACTCTATTCCTTCTATCAAACTTGAACTAAAAAAATATCGCATTATAGTGTCGCGAATTTCATCGTCGTTAGTAGTTAAATCTCTAAAACTTTCCAATGGAGTAAAATCTTTAGATATTTTATCGATAGTCTTTGATATTATTGGAGGTCTCAATACATTTAATTGACTTAAATCTTCTTTCTCTTCTGTCAATAATGTTATCGAATCTTCATATGAGTCTACAATTTTTTCAGAAATCCAAAAAGTGTCATTAGTAGAAATGTCAGAATTGAGTGATTCATATAGTTTTAATAATAAAGAATCAGTTTTTGTTTTTTTTCCGTTTACAATTAATTGTAAGCGATTCATCCCAAGATTTATATAACAATTTAATTTTTTAAATTGTTCGTCGTTTATATAAATATCAATTAGTTTATTAAAGTCAATATCTAGAACAGAATTTTTATTATAATTACAATCAATTTCTGTTCTAGAGGGAGAAATTAATTTAAAAAATAACTCTTGACTCTCTTGATTCCCAAACACATCTTTTACAAAATTATATTTAAATTTAAACGTACCATTTGAATAACCCAGTTCTCTTAAATGCATTCCAGGATTTAAAATCATTTTATCTTTTAAAATAAAGATACTTTTATTTAATTCTTGAATTAATGGAAAAACATAAGAATCTAATATGCTGTCTTCCTCATTTAAAACATATAATTCAACAGTATATTTTAATTGCTGGCTATAATCTAGACTTGCAAGCTCATCTTGTAGTGAACCACTCTCCATTAAAGTCAACAGCTTTATTTCTTTTATATTAAGACTCATTTTAAAGATCCTAAATCAATAAATACGGTTATGTTAGCTTGTTTATTTAATTTAAAATTAAAGTTGTTTATATCTGGTTTTTTCGTTAAAGCTTCATCAGTATTTATAAATACAATATATCTAACAATTTCATGTTGCATAATCGTTCTATTAAATCTAATTTTTAGATCTCCTGGCGGAAACTTATCAACAATTTCAAACTTTCCTTTTTTAATTATTCTTTTAAAATTATACTCATCTGAATTTTCTATTGTAGTATTAATAGAAGATATATTATTTCCCCCTAACACAACTCTCACTCTAGCATAATCAGATTCTGGAAATATAATTGGAGTAAACCCGCTACCACTTATATTTGCAAGCAATTCATTTAATCTTTCTAATTCTTGAGTTAAAGATAAATTAGCTTCTAATAAAGTATTGTTTGCAGAACGTAATTGACCCACTTCCGCTTGTAGTAATATATTATCATGATCACTAGAAAATATATTTTCTAAAAAATTCCCATTGAATGATAAACTGTATGTTACATGAGTTTCATTAATTTTAATAGGATTACCGTTTTCAAGTTTAAATTCCGAATTTACAAATGATGTTTTTCTATCAAACAGCGAACCCGTATTTTGAATATAAAAATCAATAGGATAAATTGCCAATCCTTTTAGTATAGTAAATTCATTTTTTATATTCTGATCATTTGAATATTTGTTTTCTAATTGAGTTAAAATGTTAAATGTAGAACTGTTTATTGATTTTACTGTTTCAATTATAACAGTCGTCTGACTTTTTTCAATATCTAATTCATTTTCATAAACACTTTTACTTACTAATAAATCATCCTTTAAATTTGTATTTTCTTCTAACAAAGAATTATATTCATTCTCTGTTATTAAAACAGAATTAGAAGGAATTAATGTGTTCTGCTCTTCGCTTAAAAGCTCTGAAAATTCAAAATCCAAAACGTTTTCAGAAGATGTTACAAATTGTTTAATAGTTCTAATTTCAAAAAAATATTCTGCTAAATCAATTGAAGATGTCGAGCCTGAAATTGACAATAAACTTCCATTATCGTTTCTAACAGTTGGTATAGCTGAACCAGAAAATTGTTGATATGTTTCTTCGTTTATTATCATTTTATAATCTTAAATACACTTTTATCTTCAAAAATATTTTCTATTGAACCAGACATTATTTTAAATTTAAATTTATAATTTCTTTCAGGAAAAAATCCATGTAACCAAAGATTAAAATAATTTCCTTCATAATCACAGCTTATTTGAGTATAATCATCAAAAGGTACGACTGTTTCATTAGTCGAAATATCAATTATCGAATAATATGAAGAAGAAGGTAAATAAAAATTAGTAATATATGGATTAGCAATTACATAAGATTTTTCCGGATATTGTTTTCTGCTACCTACTCTAATCTGAATTTTAGATTTATTTGAATATTTTTCGTTTAAGTTTTTTGAAAACACAACCATATCACTTGAAGTTAGTTGCGATAAAGAACCCGTTGAATGTAAATAATCAACCCACATTACTTCAAGTTTTGGAGAATATATTGTATGAGATTGTTGAGAATAAAACTGAATTATCCCATAACTCTTAGAATTTTCTTCTTGTTCATCACTTCTTTTTATCATAAATCCATTATTAGCAATACTTGAACTCAACCAACTATATACGATAGAAGAAACATCAACTCTCATATCTGAAATGCCGTTTAGTGGTTTTCCTGAAATGTCATATTCTTGTTCGTTAGACCACAATGACGATGTTATTAAAGTTGCTGATATATAATCTCCTCCCGAACTTGTCCAAAATGTAGGAGTTTCTCCATCTGAAGCTGTCCAACTTGAGCCGACAATTCTTATTTTTTCATCAAATCTTTTTCCAGTTCCTTCTATCCATGATGAAGACATTGGATGTATATTTAATGAAGGTTGCTCTTCTGTATTTGCAGTTCTGCATACAAACATATTTAAATAAAATTTAGGATTATTTATTTCTCCTCTTGAAATAGATTGTGAAATAAAATTTAAGTCAAATTGTAAAATAATTCTAGAATTAATGGTACTTACGTTTTCTTGTAAACTTGCACTATTAAACATTTTTATTATTTCTAGAATTTCATCCTTTCCAGAATTCTGGAAAGGATTATCAGAGTAGAGTGTTGTATCTTTTAATGGATATAAAAAATGATGCATTGTTTATCCTATTTTTTTGAAAAAATTTTCATTTAATAAAGTTTTTAGGCTTATCATCTTGCTCTCCCTTTAATATCTAAATCTGGATACTTTATTTCCCAACAACTAGGATCCAAACTAGGATATACAATATCGTCTATTGTAGCCGTATTTATATCATACAGATTTGTAGAATATGTTATACCAGTTGTGTCGTATTTGTTTTCTATTCTAACAGTCGAAACTGTTCTCACACCTTCTACATTATCCAAAATATTATAAATTTCTGTTAAAAATATTGGTTGACCAATTTGCCATTTATCGATATCAAAATAAGTTTTTAATAAATCAACACATCTCAATACAACTTCTCTTTTATTTAATACATTAGAATATGTTACAATATCAAATTCTATACCAATATTTATTATGTATGCGTCTTTTATATTTATTGCATCTGTTGCCATTCTATATGAATCTAAATAATTTTTTAAATTATTTTTTATAGCATTATTTAATTGTGTAAGTTTTTTATTAGCATCATATGACAAACAATATGCACTTAATGCGAAAGGATTTGCATTCTTGTTAGAAATAATTGTTCTTGAAAATGCAATTAATTGATCATCTTGTACAACTTTTACCTTTGCAATATTTCCAAATTTAGGATTCATCGATAATATTCTAATTTCATAATCCGAAAAAGTTACACATCTATCTTGAGCAGAAAAATATGCTCTAGCATTATCTTTAATTTCTTCATTAGTTTCAGCGCTTCTTGCACCAACAGCCGGGATTCTATTAATTACAGCAAGAGAATTTTTGACTCTATTAAATAAAGCTTGATCTAATCCGCTTTCATTGTTTGTTATACTAGCTTCAGTAATAGTATTGATTTCATTAGCTGCTACATTTGATTCTTCTGATGTACCTTTTAAGTATTTTATAGTTAATACAGTGTTTCCAGGAACTTGTCCATATGTTCGTGTATTAAGAAAATTTCGAGGATCTAGAGGTTTATTAAAATAATCATATGAAACATTGTTAGGATTAGGAATTAAAATTTCATCTGGATACGCAGTACTTCCTGCACCAAATTGTAATTCTATTTTATTATCAGAGCGAACTCTCGTCACAAATCTTTTAGAAACTCTTTTATATCTTAACAAATATGGAACAGTATATTTAAAATCTGTAAATTCAGAAATTAATTCAGTCGGTATACTATCTAAAACAGTATCATGCGCAAGATATGGAACTTCATACCAAGCATTTCCATCTGAATCTGTTACACTTAAAATTTCTACTACATCAGTATCTGGAAGTATAATTTTTAAATATTTTTCAGGATTTCCTATTGTAAAAGTTTTTTCAACAATTATTCCAGAAGATGCTTTTACGTTTTTTTTCAACAAATAAAAAGTTACAGTTTCTCCACTTTCATTTGTTTCATAGACAGTTACATCTGTTGGTGACGAACCAGATTCCGAAAAATCAATTATATCGTTTACTCTAAAACTAATATTAGTATTGTTTTCTGGAGATGCTTTTAAATCTGACACTTTAATAGCATATCGCCAATCTGGTTTAAATGGATAACTTGTAGCAGGAATAATTTGAAATACATCTAAATTCGTATATGATATTCCTGCAACTCTTGGTTTATATCCTTTATCTTGCGCTAAGTTTACAATATTGTTTCTATTTTTAGCATATTGAAGAAAATTTTCTCTTAACTGATTATCTATATAAAATGATAGTACATCTCCTACATATGATGACATTTCTATAAACATCATTCCTATAGAAGCGTCTGAAAAATCATTATATTCTTTAGGAAAATAAGTTCTACTAAAGTCAATTAAGTTATTTCTAAAGGATATAAAATCTTTACCAAGATAACGAACATCTTTACGAATGTCCTTTGTTGCCATTCAAATCTCCAATTTTTAAAATATTGTTTGTATAGAACTATTTTGAGAATTATCATTTTTTAAACTAAATGAAAGATTTATTATAATTCTATTTCTGTCAGCTTGGAAAGACTCAATATTGATATCCAAAACATCGATTTGAAGTTTTGGTAAATATTTCTGAATTTTATTTTTTATTTCCGATTCAATAATAAATTTTGTATCATTTGATATTGGTTCAAATAAAAAACGTCGAATATTCAATCCAAAATCTGTATTAAACGCTCTTTCTCCAGGAATAGTATAAAACAAAATATATAAATTTGATTTTTGCGCAGATATTGTATCGAATGTTTGATTAAAAAATCCAGAATTTCCTTTAGTGATCGGGTATTTTACTCCAATTGCATCCATTTTTTATAAATTTTTCTCAATTATCTTATTAATGCTTTTCTTTTTTCTTTTGTTTTTTCATCTGAAGCTTTTAAAATTGCAGAATAATCTTTTTTAAAAACTTCAGTTAAATGTTGCATATTTTCTGGTAAGTTTTCTATATCTACTTCTTCTTCAAATAACTCATCAGAATTCGTATTTTCTTCGTACTTAAATCTATCAACCATCTGATTTTGATTATTTTCCATGCCGCCATATTCATATTCAAAATCAGATGGTTCTGCTTCTGATATTATAGATTTTTTTTTAATTTGCGGAGTAGATATGATAGACTCCATTTCATAAGATTCAGTCGAATCTACTAATGCATTACCAGTACCTCCTCCAGTCCCATGTTTAAACGAATTTCTATCAAATGTTTCTGCAGTTTTATTTAAAATATCGTTAAGCGTCGAATTTTTAGTAAAAAATTTGTCTTTAATAGGTTTTTTAACAGATTTCTTAACAACTTGACTCACAATGGGTTTTTTTATTGATAAAGCTCGTGTATTATTTTTTTCTAACAAAAGATTCATTAATTGTTTGTTTAGTTCTTCTGCAATTATAATTCTCATATTTTTCATTTGTTCGTCTACACGCTTTTTAACTATGTTGTCTATAATCTTCAATAATTTTTCTGTTTTTGATACAAACTTTTTATTCATATTTAACACTCCATATTATAATAAATATAAGAAAATGAAATTATTTTTTTATTGATAACCAATCCACGGAAAATCAATCAAAATTGGACCAGAGGGAGTAGTTATAATAGACTTACTAATCCCTTTTATTGTCATAAGATGATTTCTAAAAAAAAATATTAAAGATCGAGATAAACTAGAAAAATCATACGTATTATAAATTTTTATCTTACCAGAAAGACCAGATGAAAGTATAATATTAGTAACAGTGATTGTAGCAGTTGGAGGGGGTACAATATTGTCTAAAGTTACACTATTCCAATATAATATTAAACCAGAAGAAAATTTATTCGATATGTTATTTAATTTATTCCTTCTTGCATCAATAAGTCCAGCAAAAAACATATTTTTTAATATTTCTTTGTTTGCCGAAATTACTTTGTTTTGATATTGTGTAGAACCACATCTAATATTTGCATCATATAAATTTGTCAAATAATAAGCAGTATCTTCTTCAGATTTTGATTTTTTTTGTCTAAAATATGTTGTTAAACTATATTCGAATAAATTCCAATCAATTGCCATTTTTTTAACTTGTCTTGTTTTTAGTAGATAAAATTCTCTTTAATTTAGCTTTAATTCTCAAATAATCTGTAATATTTTGAGGAGGTCCACTCGGACCAGATCCAGTCAAATGAGTTTCTTTAATTAACGCATCTAATAATTCAGACAATAATTCTACAAGCCGATCTCCTAATACTAATGACTGATCAGCGTTTTTTCCAATATTAACTTTTTTACTATTTATGTTAGTGTTTACAGATTCAATTTCTATATTACTCAAAGAAGAAATTCCAATATCATCTAAAGAATCAATTGCTATATATCCATTAGTATTCAATATTATTCCCTTATTTGCAAAAATCATATTCTCATTAAGTTTTGAATTCCATATAATTCTATCAGAGTTTATAATAATTTGATTTTTATCAAATCTTTCTGGAAAATTTTTAGCAGACTTTACATAATAAGATTTACCTTTCGTAATCGGATTTAAATTAATGTCTTCGTCACTTGAAATCCATATACTGCTTTTATTTTTATTAATGTTTTCCAAATAATGCGAAATATTATTATCATTAGTAACAGAATCGTCTTGACCCACTATCAATTTAATATTTGGAAATTTATTTATACTTCCAATTTTTATAACATTTCCAAACCGCCCCTGAATTAAAATATCTCCTTCTTTAGGTTGAATTGATTTTATTTTCGAATTGTTATCCTTAAAAGAAGAATCTAAACCGTTATTACTATTTTTGTTTGGAATATTATATTGCTGAACTTTATTATAATTTTTTGAATTGTCCGATGTTTGTTTAACATCTGAATCGCTGATTTTAGGAATACTATTATTATTGACTTTATTAAAATAATTTAAAATTCTTAAATAAAAATATCTCTGAAAATATGAAACAACTTCTACTATTTCTCCTCTAATAGGAAATTTTATAAATTCTGAATTTGAAGGAAATGCCCACAATAAACTCTGTTCGTCTTTTCCGAGTTCTTTTCCTACAAATCTAATTTTTATTTTTCCTATATCTTCTGACGTATTGTATTCTGGATGAGACGAACTATAAATAACATCTATAACTTCTGCTACTTCAAATTGAAAAAAATCTTTATCAGCACCGCCAGACATGACTTGAGAACTAAGAGAACTTCCTATTGCGAGACCTTCATTCCGATAAGGAATAGAAACTCCTAGATTTCTATTTATTTTGTGCGACATTATTGTTTCCTAAATTTAAAAATATATCTGCTTTATTATTTGTTTTTTCCACTCTTTGATCTATTTGTTTTATTTCTTCAAGCAGTTGTTGACGTTCATTTTCAGGCAATAAAGCATCTTCTGTCATTTCTTCAACTCTTTTTGAAGTTGGCAACAACAACTTCTGAATTATGCCTGCCAGTTTTACAAGCTGTTCATCGTTTTTAACAGAAATTTCTAAATATTCTTTTAATAAAGGAACCATCATCGTAGCATCACTTGCATTTTTGATCAAATCGCTTAACTTTTCTATTAATTCAGTTATTTGTTTATTTTTCGATCGGCTGTTTTTATAGATATCTTCAAAAACATCAGATAACGATTTGTTTGAAAATATTTTAGAATCTTTATCTAAAATGTTCATTTTTACCCCAAAACATTCTTATTTAATTATAAATATATTTAAAACAAAAAATGACCAAAAATTGGTCATTTTTATTAAATTTTATATAATAATTTTATATCTTTCCTTGTTCATAATATTTGTTTAATAATGCAGGATAAAAAGATTTCATTTTATTTATAACTCTTGTAATATATTGTACTTTATGACCAGTCATCTCACGAATTAAAACATATATGTTTTTTTTATTAAAATTTTCGATTCCTTCATACTGTTCCATTAATTGCACAATAGCGTTAGCAATTTCTCTATCTCTAGATTTTTTAAAAACTAAATCTATGTTTTTATCCCAATATCTTATAATCAATAAAATAAAATGTTTTTTGTTATCTATGTTTATATCATTTTCAGTATGATAATCTTTTATTTCTACCGTTTTTCTTTTTTGTTCTCCATAATTATCGGAATCTTCTGATTCATCTACCGATAATTCAATTTTTGCTTTTTTATAATTACTATCATTATTTATGATTAAATAATTTTTTGCAGCTATAGAAAAATATGAAAACGCTTTTCCTTTTTCTTTTGTATATTTATCTAGATTTAACAAAATATGAGAAACAACTTCTGTTTTTTTATTTCTAAAAGAATCTGAAATATATGGAAAACTCCAAGTATTTAAAATGTTCTCAGCAAGTTTTTCTAATGGATATTTTATACGTCTATTATATATTTGATTTTTTATTACTGTGTTTGTTTCCTTGTTATATAAAACAATAGCATCTTCAGTGTCTTCAGTAAAATAAACTTTGCTTCTTTTCTTTTTTCGCTTTCTAGAAATATCAATATCAGACATTTCTAGAAAATCTGAATCTAAAAAAATTATTCTTTCAATAATTTCTCCGTCATCGATACTCCCACTAATATTATTGTTCATCAATTTTTGCCTCGTTTATAGTTTTATAGACCAACTGATCGAGTTTTACAATCTCTTCCTTTATAGTTTTAAATACCCAACCTATTTCGTCGTCAGATTCAAATGAGCCTCTAATATCTATTTCTTTAATTTTATCAAGAGATTGCTGCATATAAATTTTTAAGTTATCTACAATCACATCGTAGTTCTCCACTACATCTTCATATGTATCGCATTTTTTATTCAATATAAAAACGCTATACCAAGCAGGTATAGCCGAAACTGCTAAAATGATTGTAATTATTTCTAAAACTTCCATAATTTTTTATTTATTATTTTTGAAAAAATTATCAAACGTTTCTTTGACTCCATCACTTAACACAGTTTTTTGTTTTTTTTCTTTGCTAGCTTTTGTTTTTGTTTTTGTTTTTGTTGAACTACTTAAATTTTTCCATTGACTATATTCAATTCGTGTAGCAAGATGATCGGCATGATGAATTAAAATTGGTAAATCAGTTTTAAAATTTTTAAATTCACTATAGCTTATAAAATATTTTTTATTTGCTTCATCATATAATCCATCATGTAGTTTTATAGCTAAAAACTCAACCTGATCGTATCGAACTTCAAACTGTTGTAATAAAAATAAACTTCTATCTGCTATATCCATATAGAATAAATCTGAATTTAATGAATACAATTCGCCTCTTTTCTTTTTCCAATCTTCGGTCTGAGGTAAATAATATTCACAATTCATATCACCGACCTTACCTAAGTCGTGATTTAATGCCGAAAAAATCAATTGTTCAACAGAATATGTTTTTGAAGCGCCTAAATTACTCCACAGCGTGTCTAATTCTAATGCTATATGGATAACATTAAGAACATGAACTACATAACCTCCAGGATAGCAACTATGATAATAGTCTTTAAAACTTGCTGGCATGTAAAGTATTCTGTCTTCAAAATATTTGTAAAGTTCTAATAATTTTTCTCTTCTTTCGTCGTTAAATGAATCAGTAATTATACTAATCAATTTTTGATAATTTTCCACTAACTGTTCAGCTGTTAATATCATTTATAACTCTCCTTAAAATATCATAATTTTAATTTTGGTTTAAATTTCTTTATAGAATTGACAGTCGACAAAGGGAGTACATCGCTGAAGTGTTTATTTTCACAACCTTTATTTCTTGTTTTTAAATAAAAAACTATATCTGTTTTTTAAAATATAATTATTTATTCCTTGTAGCCAACTATATGTATAGAAAAATGTTACAAAAAACATTCCCCATTGCTTGTTTACATAAAAAGAATAAAACCAAAACGGCTGAATAATAAAACCAATTAAAAATCCCCATTTTTTCCACTCTTCTAATCTAGAAATAAGCCAAATAGCGATAGGCGCAAAAACGCAAATTATAATTTGAGATATTATTTCTAAATTCATAATTAGTTTTTTTATAGTGGACTAGGTGGGATTCGAACCCACGTCTTAACTAAACTCAACAAAGATACGTTACAAGTTTAGTAAATTGTTTGTTTTGATTATGGAACAATTTTACAAATCCATATGATTTTTTGTTAATTCGGTAAATCTGTTCCGAAGAAAATTTTTCAGTTATTCTAACTCAAACTTTGTCATTAAAGAAAATATCAGATGTGCGATCATTTTACAAAAAATATCTGAGTCATTAATATAAAATGGCTTTAGGTTATACTAAAGCTAACTCGTTTTCTGAAACAAGTATACCTGCTTCATTAACGAAAGTTGAAGATTTTTCAACTGCATTTATTGTTTTTTGAACTTTTTACGGATGTGTCTTTCCGACTTGCATCTTTATTTACATTTAATTAATCGAAGCCAAATTCTAGCCCAATTTATTTTCGAGGGTAAGACGGGACTCGAACCCGCAACTTCTTCGTTGGCAACGAAGTATTCTAAACCATTGAATTACTTACCCATTTTTCCAATTAAACAACCTTCACACTTCCATCTAATATTTTTGAAATGTGAGCATATTTCCATCCACGAATATTTTCTGCATTTGAGTAATAGAAAACATCCACAACTTCCGAATCCTTAAGAGATTGTAACGCTTTTATTACCTCAGGTCCATTCATTATGGGTTTTTTCTTTTGTTCAAACAAAGTATTTCTCTCATTATCTTTATGATTACCATAATTCTCATTGAGAAATTTTAATATTAAATCATTGCTATCTTCATTTTGAAGAAATATCATTTCTCTAATATTTTCGTTGTTTCGAAATAAAATAAATTTTCTTTTCATTTTTTTCCTATGCATTTGCTGAGATATCTGATTCCATTAAAATTTCATTTTTTAATATATTTTCGCTTTCTTTGATTTGATGAAGAAGCATCTTTTCTGCCATTTCTGTTTGTTTAATTATTTTGCTAAACTGATCTTTAAATTCTTTTTTTGAATATATCTGTTTGTCTTCTAAAATTGAGTTTATAGTATTAAGTACATTTATTATTTTAGATGACGATTTACTTATAGAAGTTATTGAATCTTGCAAAATAAGAATCTTAGTTTCTAACAAACTCAATGACTGCAATATAGAATCTTGATATTGCTCATTAGGCGAAGTTATTATTTTCTTTCTTTTGTCATTTGTCATTTTTGTATAAATATAAATAAAACTTCGATTAAATTAAACTATAACCGTTATTTAAATATTTATTTATATTTTTATATTTAATTTCAACAATTTCATTATTTTTTTGAAGTCTTACAATATCGTTTCTTCCTATTTTCTTTTTTATTTTTATTGGTTTTTTTGTAGTGTCTCTATCTGTTATTAAAACGCCTATTGTGTGATCAAACTCATGTTGAATTGCTACACATTCTAGAATTTTATCATCATAAAATATTTCTCGAAACGTTTCTGGTTTTTTGTCTGAACCAAACCATTGAGGCTTAGACAAATTATCTGCCTTTATTAATATTTTTAATTTTCTAATAGTTCTAGCTTTTTTATTTGGAATAGACAAACACGTTTCTATATAAGGAATTTCGTCGTATGACGTTTCTAAAACTTCTGGATTTATAAAATACAGCGGTTCTAATACATTAACTACAAATACTGATTTGTTTATTCCTATTTGATTAGCAGTAAGACCTATAGCCGACTTTTGTTTACTTAATATTTTAAAAAGAATAGCTGCTATTTCTTCTCCTTCTTCTATAGAAGAGACTTTTTCTGTTTTTATTTTTAATTTTAAAGAATCTTCTACTAAAGAATATTTAGAAATATCTATTTCCTTATTGTTCATTTTTTTTACACCTCAAAGTTTTTTTAATTTTTTAGCATCTCGTCTTTTCTTTTCTTCAATTGCTTTTTGTTTTTTTTCATGTTGTTTTAAAAGTTTCTGTTCTTTTAACTCTTGTTTTTCTTTTTTAGAGAGCTTTGGTTTGTTTTTTCTATTTTCAGCTCGTTCGGTAAGTATTGACTGCACATCTGTTGGTTCTTTTTTTCCTTTTAATCGTGGTTGTATTATTCCTCTATAATAGACGTTTCTATCCGAATCTACAAATTCACTCAATAATTTCCAACCTGGAGGAAATTTAGATTTTTTTTCGTTTTTTATTTTTTGTCTTTCTTCTTTTGTCATTAAAAGAGAATCGTTTAATTCTTTTGGTAGTAAAGTAGTACATATATGGCAAGTAACTTCTTCTGTATTATTAGAGCAATGTTTTACAATACGACCGCACTTACAAGATAAGTCTTTTGTTTTACTTTTATCTAAAAGCTCTTCGCGACTTATTCGACTTATATGATTTTTTTTACGCATAAAAAATTTATCCTAAAAAAATTTATTTTGTTAGATTAAACATAACTAAAAAAAAGGTAATTGTAAATAGAAAATTAACGCTTATAATTTGCCGATCTCCAAGTAGGTTTTTCTTTTTCTGTATCTTTTGTTTTATCAATATCTAAATCTAAATTTTCTTTAACTTTTTTAACTTCTACTTCTGCATCTGATTTATATTTTTCTCTTAAAAAATTTTTTTCAGATTCTGAAATGTCTTTAGTAGTATTTTTTTTCTTTTTTAATAACTCAAATAATAAATTAGAAGATATATCGCTATCATTAAAATATACAATATTTGCTGCAATTATTAAACATACTGCTAAAGGATCAAATACAAATATCAATAATAATATAAAAAATTTAACTACAGTATCCATATCAGTATCAAAAGCATTAGAAATATATACTAAAGGACCTAATTCGCCACTAGAGTTATTTGATTCTTTTTTATTTATATCGATATCGACTTTCGATATTGAATCGTTAAGTGAAATTATATTATGGTTTAATTTATTTATGTTAGAATCTGTTTCTTTAATTATTGATTCGATTCGTTTAGCAGATGTTGTTGCATTTTTTAAATAAACGTCGCTCAATCTATCTTCTTGAGAAGTTCTTATTTCTACTAATATGTTTATTCTATTTTCATATCTTAATTTTTCTTCTAAAAAGAAATCTTTTTTTGTTTCTAAAATCTTTATTTCACTTAAAACTGACGAATATTTTACTTTAGTTTTCTGATATGAATCAGACAAATATCCAAAAATCCCTGCTGATGTTATGATCATTAATACTACTAATGATATCGATAAGTAAATTTTTATATACTTACCTAAACTTTTCCAATATCGATAAAGAAAAGATGTAATAACTATTTTTCCTAACTCGAGAGCTGAAGCCATAATAGCCACTTGAACAAAATGTCCAGAAAATAATGATGCTATTCCCGTTACTGAAAAAAGAGCAGCAGTTCCAGCTATTACAAGTGCAGTTATTATTATAATAAATAAAAACAATCTCACTCGCATTCTCCCTTAATTCAAACCTTCAGTTTCTTTTGTTACTAAATCCTTAGTAGATGTTAATAAGTTTGTTAAAAGTTTTAAATGATGTTCTAACTCATCTTTTGTTAGAGCGTTATTTTCTATCATTCTTTCTATATTTTCTAATGTATTAATAGAATTATCTATTAAATTTTCAACCTTTGTTTTGTATCTCACTTTTTATCTCCAATCAATTCTGGAATTATTGTAGCATCTAAAATTTCGTCAGCAAATATTAGTTTATCTATATGTTTTATAGCACATTCTGCTCTACAACCAATTCTAAGAGATTTTATTTCGTCGTCAGAATAATCATGATTGTTTATAATATGCCTTATTATGAATCTTTTATCATTTATGTTAATAATATTCATTGTCTAATAAATATAAAATTATTTAAAAAAAATAAAGGTTCAACAAATTTTAGATCATTGAACCTTTATAATTTTGGAAGGTGGCAGAGTGGTCGAATGCGATGGACTGTAAATCCATTAAATGCTTGGTGGCGTTTCGCAGGTTCGAATCCTGTCCTTCCCGCTTTAATTAGGGGCTTGTTGCTGGTCGCACGGCGCTGGGCTTCTCATCCTTTGCCGTGGGTTCGATTCCCACAAGCTCCACATATAGGATGTATTTAAAAAAATGGGAGAGCCGATCCGTGATGGTTCACGGCTCGGTCTGTAAAACCGATGAGATGCTTGGACGGCATTTAAGTTCGATTCTTCGGCTCTCCGCTAACAAAAAGCAATCATTAAGATTGCGCTGTCAACAACTAAATATCAAGTGCTGTAACACTTGAAGAAAGGAGGCTAATATGAAACCTCCGTAAGTAAAGCACGCCCATGTAGTTCAATGGATAGAACAAAGCACTCGCTACGCTTTAAATACTGGTTCAAATCCAGTCATGGGCACTACTTTTATTTCCCCATACTCTATTGTCATAAGTATAATATCTTACCTTGATGCTACCTTTTTTAGGTTCTATATAGCATTTCTCCTTAATCGCACAATGCAATTCTAGTAAAGATTTGATTTCTACTTGCTCGTTTAAAGAGTCAATTAAAGAGCCTCGTTGAGGTCTAAATAATGCCATTTTATAAGTTATACTTTCTTTTCAAAATAAGTCACTACCATAATTTTATAAAAAATTAGTATCAAATTAAATTAAATGATCCACTAATTTTTTTCCACGAGCAGTTAATTTAAAAACACCTAGTGTTTTTTTGGGTGTCTTTAGTAAACCTTTTTGTCTTAAATGTCTTGCAACTCTCATGACTCTTCCATCAAGAATTCGGGAACCAAGTGTCGCAGTCATTTTAAAAATATTGCGAGCTATATCAAGATTAAAATTTTCTACTTGATTAGTAACTTCCAATATAGTACGAGATACTGTTTTTCTCATGTCAACCTCTATTTAAATTAAAATAATTATTTTTTATATATATAAATATATATAAAATTTCTAGAAAATTAATTCAGGGTTCTCAAATACGTTGCCAATAATTTCCATTTCTTGTTTACTTTTCCAAGAAATAAAATTTGTATAGTTTATTGCCTTTAAATAGTATCCTGTATTATTATTGTCTTCTTCTACTATACAAATATAACTATAATGATTGGTGGTTATTTGTATTAAGTCTTTATGATAAATATCTTTATTATATTTATCAATCTTATTAATGAATTGCATAAGTACTATAGGATTTGCTCCACCAATATTATGCGATTTTATATAATCTGATATAGGAAAATCATTTGGCTTACTCATAATTTTTAAATCATTATCCCATGCTCTAAATTTTATTTTATTTGTCAATTTAAAAATCTCCTGGTGCTACATGTAAACACGTCAAACCTAAACTTCTCCACATATCTACTACACCATCTCTATCATCAAATACTGCTATTACATTATATTTGTTTTCAATATGATTTCTATATATTTCTTTTTTTATCTCAGTATCGTGACGAGCGTCTCCTGTTTTTCTAAAATATAATTCATCATACGTAATTTTATTTAATTGTAACCATTTTTTGGTAAGATCTTCACACAAATCTTCTCTTCCAGTAACTATAATTATTCTTATATTATGTGGATATTCTTTTAAATAATTGTGATTTTCAATTATCTCATGGAATTTAATTATATGCGGGTGAACATCATCTAAATCTACTTTATCCCATTCAAAGAATTGTCTCTTTCCTCTATTTATAGAAAGAGTCCCGTCAATATCAAAAATTATACAATCATGTAAACTATAATTATATTCTTTAATTTCAACTGGCGAAAAATAATGACTTTTAAAATCATATGGTTGACTTTTTACATAATCATTGAACATCTTCTCAATAACACCCTCAGGCACAGGCTTTCCATCATTTGATTCTTTGTTTCGTTTAATAGCTTCTTTTATAGAAATATCAAAAAACTTTTCTATAACCGTTACGTTACCAATTCGCTTTGCTATCGAACAAATACGTTCAAAATTTTTTCCACCAAACGGGAAATTAGTATCATCAACAACGACGTCGAATCCTCTACGAAGAGATGATTCAATAATTTTATTTTGTAAATGAACAACTTGTTTTTCGGAATGAGCATTATATATTTGAGAACACATCATTGATCTTAAATCATCCCTATTTACGCGAATAATTTGTCCTGGACGAGAATCTCGTAATTGTTTTGCCCAAGTAGTTTTTCCTGATCGAGGGATTCCGTATGTCATATAAACAGTTGACATTATTTCTTTAATCTTTCTATTATTTTAACTTTGTTTTCTAAAAATAAATCAAAAGGCGAAATATAAAATTTTCCAATTAAATAATCTGCATAATCAACAGTTTTTAATTGATAATAAATCTTTACATTTGCTAGCTTTGTTCTATATTCAACATAATATGCTTTGTCGTTATATATTCTCCACAAACAGTCGTCTGGAATATATATATTGTTTTCTGATATATTAATTTCATCCAACTCAATATATGGGCCTCTTCCTCCAAAAACTATTCTATCATAACCTTTAGCAATAAATTCTTTTTCTGTAAAAAAAAAATAAATTTTTGTCACCATTATGGGGAATAAAAATTCTTTCTTGTGCTGATTTCATTTATTAAATTTTACTTATATTGTTACGAATATGACAGATCTGTTTTTTGTCTTTTATTTCTCTATTATCTATCATAGAAACTAATTTATTATCAATTGAATAATTATAACCAGAATATTTAGTTATATCAAATTCATCTATTCTTTTTTTAGCAGTTATGAAAATATTTTTATCTTTCTCAAATCCTATAAATTTACGATTAGACAATTTACATGCGATACTTGTAGTACCAGAGCCCATGAATGGATCTAAAATTACATCATTTTCATTAGAACTTAATCTTATTAATCTTTCTATAATCATAACAGGTTTTTGCGCAGGATGTAATTGTTTTTCTGTTATTGAATTAAATTGAGGTGATGAATATACAAAAACATTTCCTAATCCTGTCCATCTAACTCTATTTCCATTAGCATCCAAAAACCAGCCTCTAGGCCTTCCATTCTTCACATAAGGTGCAATAACTTCTCTTAACATTTTCATTGAATTCCAAGTTTTTTTACCGCCAGATTTTATCCCATAAAAAATATCTTCTCTCTGTGATTTTAAATGTTTAGACGAACCTCGTCCTTTTTGTCTTGCCCATACTATCCAATTTTTTAAATCAACTTCAAATATTGAATTAAACAAAGGGTAAAAATTAAAAACTTCAGTCGAAGCCATAAACGACCATATAGTTCCGCCTGGTTTTAAAACTCTATAACACTCTTTTAACCACTCAGAATGAAATCCTACATCTTGTACATCCCAATGTTTATAATTAATTAAATAAGGAGGATCTGTTACTATACAGTCTATAGAATTATCTTTTAAATTGTTTTCAAAAAAATTATGACAATATAATTCATTCATATTATTTATAAAACGTTTTTATTAATTTGATTATTGATTTTTTAATACATCTTACTACATAAAATAATATACCATTAATTTCTATATCGTAAATTTTTATTTTTGTTTGAGTAGCTTCCCACTTTAAAAGTACAATATCTTTTTTATACTAATTCTAGTAAATAGTCAGTACTTAGCATTATCTTTTTATGTTTTTATA